GACTCGAGACGTGCTTAAATCCGGAGCCACAGGACTTCAAACTGGCTTGGGTGGCGCTGGAACTGGCTTAGGAATATAAGGAGATAAATCATGGCGTTAGCCGCGAAAAGGTATAATAAATTGGATGGTTCACGGTCAACAATGCTGGATAGATTCCGGCGATGTGCTGGCCTTACCATCCCTTCACTGTTGCCGCCTTTGAACCATAAGGAGACCGATCAACTTGATACTCCTTATCAGGGCTTAGGTGCGCGAGCAGTTAACAATCTGTCAGCCAAACTTCTGCTGACGTTGTTACCAGCCGGTTCGCCTTTCTATCGTCTTGATGTTGACCCTGAGGTTATCGCGGAGTTACGCGAGCAGCTTGGCGATGAGAAATTCAAGACGCAAATCGATGAGAAGCTGGCAACCCACGAAGCAATGGGCGTGAAGCTGGTTGAACGAAATGCGTATAGAGTTCAGATGTTTAAAATCCTACGGCTGTTAATCTCTACCGGAAATGCTATGATCGAGACCCCGGTAAAGAATGGCAAGCCCGTTGAAGGAAAGCTCAAGGTTCACCGTGTGGATCATTATGTTATCCGGCGGTCACCTTCGAGTCAACCTCTTGAAATCATATTGAAAGAGAAAATCTCCATTGAAGAAGTGCCGGAAGATTTGAACCGGCCTGTCGCGGAGAAGGAAGGACAGAAAGCGTATGATGAAGACAACATTGATTTATACACCTACTGTAAATTTGACGGCAAAATGTGGTATGTCTTTCAGGAAATCTTTGGCCAAATGGTGCCGGATACTGAAGGTAATTATAAGCCTGAAAACTTCCCGTTCCTGCCCCTCACCTGGACACTCACTGAGGGAGAAAATTATGGACGTGGACACGTTGAGGAATATCTTGGAGACTTCATCTCTTTGGATGGTCTCTCTCAGCATTTGCTTGAAGGAGCAGCAGCGATGGCTAAGATCATCTTTTTGGTTGGCTCCAATGGAATTACCAATATCGATGATCTCAAGAATTGTGTCAATGGTGGTTTTGTCACTGGAAACAAGGATGATGTCACCGTGTTACAACTTGAGAAATACGCTGATTTCAAAGTTGCTTTCGATGAATCAAACAGAATAGAACGAAGGTTGGCCAATGCATTCTTGCTGACCGACTCGATAAGGAGAGACGCTGAAAGGGTTACTGCGACTGAGTTGCGACTTATGGCGCAAGACCTTGAAGATTCCCTGGGGGGTGTCTATTCAGTGTTAAGCCAGGAATTACAATATCCCTTGGCACTTCGGATAGTTGCACAGCTACCTGACCTTCCCAAAGCGGTCAGTCCTTCTGTTGTCACCGGCTTTGAAGCTTTAGGCCGTGGTCATGACTTGCAAAAATTACAGGGTCTCATGGACTTCATTATGCCATTAGGCGCTGAGACCGTACAGACGTGGTTACAAATGGACGATTATATTGCAAGAGTTTGTGTGGCACTTGGTATCGATAAGACCGGCCTGATCACCCCTGCTGATGCAGTCGCTAAGATGATGCAGCAGAAAGAACAGGCAGCACTTATTGAGAAGGTGGCACCGCAGTTGGCAGCCGCCGTCACCGAGCAAATGAAATCTGGTGGCCAAGCCCCGTCTGGTGGTCAGCAACCTCAACAACCACAAGGAGCTTAACTAATGGGAACGCTTAAGAATTTAGGCAAGGCCATGCTGAAACGGCTCGGGATTACCAAAAAGAAAAAGAAAGCCAACGACAAAAAGAAGTTCCCGAACCTTGGAATGGCAATCGATGCCAAAAAGAAACGTAAGAAGGCTCTCGAAGCCGCTAACAAACCTTAACCATTGAGAGGAGAGAATCAATGCCAGAACCTACCGCAACCGTGAAGACTGTTCCGTTTGATCCCGATGCTGAAGCCAAGAAGAAAGCTGCAGAGAAGGATGCAAACATCTCAGTCCAACCCGGTGATGAATCAAATACTGTTCAAATGGGAGACGCTAACGCCGCGCAGGGAAAATCTGCCGAGGAGTTGGCGCATGAAGCAGCCATGATTAAAAAGGCTGAGACCGGAGTTGACACCAACACTCAGTCGGAGTTAATTGCCGGGAAATATAAAACCCAAGAGGAGTTCGACAAGGCGATCGTTTCAGCTTACCGCAAGAAACACGGTGATGACGTGGAAGCCGCCTTCAAAACCCTCACTGGTGACCTTAGCTCTGAGTCGAATACGAACACAAACGACTCACAGACCGATGAAGAAAAGGCTGCCGCTGAAAAGGCTGCCGCTGATAAAGCTGCTGCTGATGCCGACACCAGGACAGACGCTCAGAAGACCGCTGACGCTGCCAAAGAGTTAGCTGATAAAGAAGCCGATGATGCCCAGGCGGCCCTTGATGCCCAAACGGGCAACGAAGGTGATGCTGGCAACACTGAAGACATGAACAATTTTGTCACTGAATACAACAAAGACGGCAAGCTGTCAGACGAGAGTTACACCAAACTCAATACTGCTGGCTATGATCGCGCTATGGTTGACACGTATATGGCTGGAATCACAGTACAACGTGACCAGTTGTTTGAAATCGTGGGCGGCAAAGAGAATTTCTTTCAGATGACTGAATGGGCATCCGAAGACGGCGGCATGTCAGAAAGCGATATTGCCCTGTTTAATGAAGACCTTAACACCGGGGAACCGGCCAAGATGCAACGTGCGGTGAACACCTTGAAGACTGCATTTGTGACCGCTGGCCAGAAGACTGCCCCAGGTAAACGAATCGAACCTACCGATGTGAATACTGCCGGAGCAGTTTCCGGTTATACGCACATTGATCAACTTAAGGCTGACCAACGCGATCCCCGTTACAAAGCGTCAGCCGCCTTCCGGGCCGAAGTGAAAGAGAAAATACGGCTTGGGAAAATATAACAAATGAAGGTTGGGAGATATTGATAGCAAACATGCCGCTACAAATTTCCCACCTTAACCCTTTCGGACGGCTCTCACCGAGTTGTCCTCTCCTCTCCTCTTGAGTGGGAGTGTACAGTTCTGGACTTACCTCTGGAACTCGCTCCCACTCTCCTCTTTCCTTACAAAGCCCTACCAAAGTGTGATGAGTCACGCTGACGGACGGACACCTTTAAGATAGGAATACCTACACGGAGATGGAAATGTAAGTAAATCTATCAATGTAATTCAAAATAACTTAAACGAATCTTAAAGGAGAACCTAATTATGTCCGATGCTAATAACACTTGGTTAGGCTCTGACAACGACTCTACCCCGGCGAATATGACCGAGGAAAGAGAACTTCAGCTTAAAGTTTATGCTGGCGAAGTTGTCACCGCTTTCGAGAAACACACTGTCATGCTGGACAAGCACAATGTTCGCACGATTAAATCCGGTAAGAGCGCTCAGTTCCCCGTCATTGGCCGTATGCCTGACGCTGAGTATCATACCCCCGGCGCAGAAATTCTGGGCCAGGACATCCTTCACGGCGAAAGAGTTATCCTGATCGATCGACTTCTGATCAGCCATATCTTCATCGACAACTTGGATGAAATCATGACGCATTTTGATGTACGTTCACAGTACACCGACATGCAGGGCCGCAAGCTGGCCGAAACCTTTGACAATCACGTAATGCGTGAAGCCATGTTGGGCGCGGCTGCTTCGGCAACTGTCTCCACCCTGGACGGTGGGTATCAGACCACGGATGCGAATTTCGATCATGGAACCGCAGCCACCATGTTTACCGCATGGGAAGATGCAATCTTTGAGACCGCCGAAAACTTCGACAATAAGTTCGTGCCGAAGGAACGCTTCCTGGTTATCAAACCGGCAGTTTATAACAACCTTCTGAGAACCGTTCAGTCCAGTGGTTTCTCCGCAATCAACCGGGATTATGACGGTCAGGGTTCTTATGCTGACGGTAAAATTATCCGGATTGGTGGGATCGACCTGATCGGAACCCCGATGCTGCCCCAAGCAGATTATTCCGGCGAAGACTTCCATGCAATCAATTCACTTCTGATTGATGGTCTTGCCTTCGGCGTTGACGCTGTTGCCACGGTCAAATTGCTTGACCTGGGAATGGAAAGTATTTATGACGGAAGACGGCAGGGTACGTTGCTGATTGCGAAATACGCAATGGGTCACGGTTATCTGCGCCCCGAATCTTGCGCCACCATGCTCGACACTGCTTAATACCAGCAGTTAATACCTTAGAAATCTGAAGGTTAACAGGGGGTGTCTTCGGGCATCCCCTTTTTTTCAATGAATGAATACGGGAGAATTAAAATGTTATATGCAAATAATCTTTATTTTGTTGCCAATGGTAACCTTAGGAAAACCTCTGGTTATCCCCTACGTTACACTGGCATGGTTGCAAAAATCTATGTGGGTGAGACTGTTCTGATTGGTTCGATCGTCAAGCCTTCGAGCGCTGATCAAGCTTGGATGCGTTGCCTTGCTACCGTGGGTGGAGTTATTGCCCCGGGCGTTGCAATGTGTCTCGAAGCCCGAACTGGTGCTGGCTATGTGCTGGCTATGTTCAATGGTCATGTGGACTACAAACCGTGGGCCATGACCCCTATCTTGGGCGCTGTTAAGGCAACCACCACGTTGACCGCTGACGGCGTTACGACTCAGAATGATGAAATTAATATCAATGGTTCCGTCTATGCTGTGGATGTTGCTGGTGCTGGCATAACTCGTTCAGCCACCATGATAGCCGCCGCCGCTTTGGGCAAACTGTTTACCGTTGCCGTGGCCGACACTGCAAAGGGAACCTTTCAGACTGCTTTTGATTTGGTTCTGGCCGTAGCAAATCCGGAAATCGAAATCACGACTGCCTGGAACTCTGATGATCTGGTTATCTCTGCTGTCGAAGCAGGAGCAGCCGGTAATCTGTGGGTCACCACGAAGACCACCGGAACGAACCTTGCGTTCACCGGAAGTGTCTTTGCGAATGGTGCCGGAACCGGGAACATCTATCTTGAAGAAGGCGCGACCACCGGCCTATTCACGCTGGCAATCCCTGATACGCAAAATGACGTGCTTCAGGTGTTGGGTCACGCACTCACGCCGAGAAGCATTTTCTTTAACCCTGTCACCGATTATGACTTAGGTGCATAACCACGAATGAAAGTAAGGAGAATTTAAAATGAGTATGATATTAGGTGGAATATACTTTAAAGCCAACGGAAAAATGTGGACGGGCAGGACTTATGGCACCGGAACCCCCGGTCTCATGACCCCCGACATCCTCTTTTCCGGTATGGTTGGGCAAATCAAAATGGGCGAAACTGTTGTGGCCGGAGACCTTGTGTATCCCAACAGTGCCGCGCAGGAGTTCATGCTTGCTGATCCGACCCAGGCCGCAATCAAAGGCCCGGTACAGGCGATCATGCTGGAAGGTGGAGCCAATGGGAAGTACTCTCTGGCTCTGTTTGAAGGTTACATGAAGTACACCTCATGGTTGACCACAGAATATATGGCTTCTAAAGCCCGTATGCTGTTCACCACGACCGGAATTGGTGTGGATGAAGACACCGTGACCGTTAATGGAACCATCTTCGGATGGGATATCTCTGCTGACGGCGTTGCCGGAGCAGACGTTCTGTTGCTTCCGGCATCCAGTTCGCAAGCAAATTGCGAAACCGCAATGACCTTAGCGATCGTCAATGCTGCTTTGATTGCGATTGGTGACACCGAAGTTCGTGTCGAAACCGATTGGGCTGGTAATGATCTTTCCTTCGCGGCTATTCAGGCTGGCATAGCTGGTAACGCGATCGTCATTGCCGAATCCAATACCAATATGGAGTGGACGGGTGGAGCAGTCTTACTTGCTGGTGGAACTGATGCTGGTATCGTCTATTGTGGCGATGTTGGAAAACCGGCGTGTTTAGCTGGCAGACCGGCAACGACCAATGACATGAATCAAATCATCGGCGTGTCGCTCAGTCCTTCCGAGCTTATGTTCAAACCGATTACCGATTACGACCTGTCGGCATAATCTAACAACCCCTAAGGGGAACTCAAATTCCTAATTGGGAACTTGCGTTCCCCTTTTTTTCATTTTACTATAAAGATGTAGTAAATAATCCAAATCGTACAACACGTTTGTTGTAAAGGAGACCCTCATGGCTTTCGTAATTCAAGGCAATATCAGTGAAGGCGATGCGCGAGAGATTCGTTTAGACCCTCAGACACACGCTATCATAATGGTAGAAGACCAAGAACATCACATGCATGAGGGGAAACACTGGTTCGTAAAGCTGTGGATGGATATTGATAAATCCGCAGACCCCACGTCTTACATGATGTTCAACACGCCGCCTATGCCGATACGGATTCATGCTTATGCTAATATCGCTGCCAACTCAGAGTTTAACATAACTATTTTTAGGGATGCTGTGATATCGGATGCTGGTACGCCTATCCTTGGCCAGAATAATGATCAGAATAATACCGGCACTCACGCACTGTTACCGTCCGTTGGGCCAACCGTGTCTGATGAAGGCATACAAATCTGGGCCGCCAAAGTTGCCGGTGGGAAGTCTGCTGGTGTTTCCATTTTCAATAATTATGAAATCATTGCTAAAACAGAATCCAACTACCTTTATAAAATCGAGAAGGTCGATTCCGGCGTTAACTGGCTGGACGTTGACTTCTGGTGGTATGAACATATTTCAAAGGAGACCGAAATCTAATGGCACTTACCTATACACCCACAACCGAACTCCAAGCAGTCAACCAGATGCTTGCTTCGATCGGCGAAACCCCTGTCAGTGACATACCGGCATCCGGTGTGAGTGATGCTGCGTCAGCCAGGGATAAGCTTCATGAGACCAACCGGCAAGTTCAAGGTATGGGCCTGAAGTTTAACACCGATTATCGAATTGAATACTCGCCGGATGCTGACGGCTATATTAATATCCCCACAAATGCTCTGCGAGTTTGGGCATGGTATGGCAATCTTGATTATGCCACCCGGAACCGAAAACTTTACGATCGAGACAATCAGACCAACATTTTCACGACCGTAGTTTATCTCAATATCACCACGTTCTTGCAGTGGTCTGACTTACCTGAGCATGTCCGGCGCTATGTGGCTGTCAAAGCTGGCAGACGCTTTCAGGCAGAAGCAGTTGGCTCTCAGATACTTTGGAACTTCTCCCAGGTTGACGAAGGGGAAGCCCGGTCTGATATGATGAGATGGGAACTGATCAAACACCGAGACTCAATCCTCAATTCACCAGGAGTACGCGAGACCCTCAATAGGAGAGCATAATGAAACCGACTTGCCCGAAAGATAAAGGGGGAATTTAATCATGACACTTCAATCCACTGTAATCCCGGGATTCAATAATGGCATCAGTCAGCAGTCACCCACCAACCGCCGGTCAAACCAGGGGGAACTCCAAGTCAATGGCTTGGGTACTTTGGTTGACGGCTTGATGCAGCGCCCAGGAACCAACCATCTTGCCGTCCTCACCTCAAATGCGGCCAACGGTGTGTTTGCACATCCGATCAATCGAGACGTTGACGAGCAGTTCATCGTGATGTTTACAGGGGATGTCACTGAGCCTATTGAAATCTTCGACCTTGCTGGTGTGAAGCAAACCCTTCAGTACGGAACGCTGGATGCTGATGATGTGTACGCCAATGATGATGAGAAGAAAGCGTATGCGCTGCCGTGGCTTGCCAGCGAATTAAACAATGGAACCTTTGACACCGACACCGGATGGTCAAAAGGAACTGGCTGGACGATCGCTGACGGCGTTGCTGATTGCGATGGCACACAAGACCCGGCTGTTTCTTATTTACAGCAAACGACTGCTGTGACTATTGGTAAAACTTACTTAGTGACTTTCACCTTATCCGGCTACGTCTCCGGAAATTGCCAGCCAATGTGCGGAAACGCTGGTACTGGAATAGGAACTAATCGATCAGCCAACGGCTCTTACCAGGAGATGATCCTGGCCGAAGGCTCGACCACTTTCTATATTAAAGCAGATGCCGACTTTGAGGGGATAGTTGATAACATATTGGTGCAGGAATTAGACACCGAGACCAACCCTTCTCAAATCTTCAAGGCTGTTACGATTGCCGACAACACCTTTGTAGTCAACCGAGCGATAACCGTTGGGATAACGGGTGATGTCGATGAGGAACCGCTTGATCACACCGTACAGACCTTTGCAGACCTACCCGAAGGCGCGGCTGATGAGGACAATGCCTGTATCACTGGCGATGATCTCTCCGGCTTCGATGATTGGTATGTGCAATATGACGATACCAGTGATGTCTGGAATGAGACGCGAGCGCCGGGGGTGTCCTTAGGACGCTTCATGGACTTCACAATGCCCTATCGATTGGTTCATACGGGAACCACAACCTTCACTTTTGCTCCATGTATATGGCAAGACCGCGAGGTGGGTGATCTAAATTCTACCCCAACTCCCTCTTTTGTCAATCAAGTAATTCAAAATGTGTTCTTCTTTAAAAACCGGCTGTCCTTCTTAAGTGAGGATAAAGTTGTCATGAGCCGGACAGGAGAATACTTTAACTTCTATTCCGAGACCGCACTGGACGTATTAGATTCCGACCCGATCGATGTGTCTGCAACAAGTAAGCAAGTCGAGAACTTGCGGAGCGTTGCTGTCTTTGATAAGTCACTAATACTGTTGGCTGATCAGCAGCAGTTTGATTTTGGTTCAGGCGATGCAAACCTCACGCCTACCACGGTCTCGATCACTCCAACGACCAGATTTAATATTTGCCAACTGTGCGAACCTGTCACGGCTGGCCCAAATGTTTACTTCATTTGTCCGAAGACTGACTTTGCAACTGTCAGAGAGTACTACATTCAGCCGGATAGTCTGCTTAATGATGCTGCTGATATTACTGCACATGTTCCTCAATACATACCAATGGGGCATATACAGATGACTGCATGTAATTCACTGGATATGCTTTTACTTCATACCGATGCTGACCCGAATGCTATTTACTTATACAAGTACTTCTGGGCTGGCGAAGAAAAGGCTCAGGCATCTTGGAGTCATTGGACTTTCGATGGAGACATCTTTGGCATGATCATTATTGGAACTGTCGCTTACTTCATTATAGAGAATACGGACAGTGGTGAGATTTGCATGGAGTCAATGGAACTGGAAACCACGAAGACTAACAGTTTGGACTTTAGAGTCCATGCTGATCGCGCAATAGATATTCAAGGCGTGTATGATGAGCCGACAGATTTAACTACATGGACAACTGAGTACGAAATGCAAACCGACAATGAGACCTTTGTAGTTGTTCATCCGTCCACTGGCCGACCTGTGATTGAAGCCGCGATAGCTACGGCCAATACGATCACGGTCACTGGTGACTACTCAGACGTTGAGTATCATATCGCATTTCAATTCGAGATGCGCTATCGGTTAACCACTTGGTACTTACGGAACCAGCAAGGCACACCGCTATTGCAGGGCCGTTTACAGGTGCGAACCTTAGTCATTAACTTTAAAGATACTGGGTATTATAGGGTTGAAGTCACTCCCACTGGGCGTGAGCAATCCATCGATGTTTTCTCAGGAGCAATTATTGGTGTGTCCGTTCTGGGTGCAGTGAGTTTGCATACCGGGGAGCAAAGGCATACCATTAAGTCAAGGAACACTGAGGTTATAGTTGACCTTGTGACCGACTCGTACATCCCGGTTGCGTTCCAGGCTGGCTCTTGGGAAGGTCTCTATTATCCCAGAGGAAAGGAATCATAAATGAGTGACTTTATTATAAGGCCCACTGGTAACATTCCCCTATGGCAGATTGAAGCTGTGGGGGAACAACTCTTGCGGCCTGAAGACCAGCGTGAGTTAACAAGCGCAACGGGCCACGATCCCGGGCTGGCGCTGGTTGAAGCAGTGCTTGCTTCAGAAAAATCATGGCTAATGTATGGTCGAAAAGACATGCGATTGATTTGCATTTTCGGGTACAGCGTTGAACCATCACTGAAAGGAATATGTGTATGGGTTGCTGGCACACCGGCACTGCTGGATTATCGGCATGAGTTTACGGCCATCACCAAAATAATTAGAGACAACTGGCTTAACAAATTCGGGGCGATTTATAACTTGATCGACTTGCGTAATGTGGCGCATATTCAATGGCTGATAGAACTTGGCTTTGAGTTGCCGCCGGATCAACAGGTGATCATGAAAGACGGCACCCCGTTCCAGTACTTTATAAAGGAGAAATAACATGTGTCACCCGGCTGCACCAATGATAGCAATGATGGTTATAGCCGCCGCATCCGCTGGCGTACAAGCATATCAGAGCAACAAAGCTCGAGATGCTGCCCAGGATGCTGCTGCTGAACAAGAGAAGTTGTCTTTAGAAGCGGAAGCGAATCAGTTGAAAGCACTGGAAGAACAAATGGAACAAGAGACCGATAAGACTGAATTGGCCAAGCTTGATCGTAAAAGACAGGCAATGCGCGAACGTGCAAAGATTCGTGTGGCCGCCAGCGAGTCCGGCGCATTTGGGAACTCAATGTTGAAAGAGATATCTGCTTCCCAGGTGGCAGAAGGTTTTGATGTAGGCATCCTTGATTATAATTTAAGAGCCAGATCAGAGCAACTCAGCCGACAAGCTAAGGCTACACAAATTAGCACCCGAGCACAAATAGCCCGGGGGAGAGCCAGCGTACCTTTATCAACACCGACTTGGATGCAAGGACTGAACATTGGACTTGCCGGAGCCGGGGGTGCCGCACAGGGAGCATCGATGAGTTCTCCGTTTGACGGCGCTGGAACGCCAGTGGCTTCTGCTGGATCGGCCCAAGGCCCGACAGGTGTGACTCAGATATCTAAGGCTCGTTGGTCACCCAGGAAATAAATACGTTTTACAACCTATAAACACGTTTTACAACTCTGAGGAGTTAAAAAATGCCAAGATTAACCAAAATTAAAAAGAGCAAACGTGGGCCGGTCAGACAGCAGGACGTGTTTGAGTTTGGCCCGAAGATTGAAGTGGCCGCCCGACCTGTTGGTTACGATACATCGGTCAGAGCGCAGAGTCAATCAGGTGGTGCTGCTCAAGCACTGCTGGAAGGCTTAGGGTTGGCCGGGGAATTGGTCACCAAATATGGAGAAGCCAGGAAAACGATTGATGCTGCCCATATTACCGAAGGTAAACTTGCCGGAGCCAGAAAGGAGCCTGTTAATCCAGGCGCTACCGAAGCCTTTATTAAAGGTCATGAAATGGCAACCGGTATGGGAGCCGTGGCAAACTTTAATAATCTGATGGTTCAGAAGCACCAGGAACTTATTGCCAACGAAGCGTCACCCCAGGAATACGAAAAGGCGATGCTTGGCCAGGAACAAAAGTTTATGGCTTCCGGGTCAGATGCTTATACCGAAGGCGCAATACGTGGTGGAGCTTTAGAAATCCAAAAGAACCTATCCGCTGAATATGCCAAAGCTCAGTTTAAACGCTTACAAGCAAAGGGGCTTTATAATATCAATGGTATCACTGATATTAAATTTCAAGAGATAGCTGCCATGCCTTCGCTGACTTCCAGAGACAAAATGATGCAAGCGATTGCCGCCCGTAACGTGGTGACTTCCCTGCAGGAATTGGGAATGAGCCAGTATAATCTCGACCGTAACATGGTGAATGCCAGCATGACAAAACATCTGGCACCGATCGCCCAGGCGCAGGGGAATCCGGCAATATTCTCGTATGCTTTTATTGACGATGGAACCGGCCAGAAGATTATCAACACGGCAGCCGGGGATGCAATTTTCAAGGCAATGGATGTGGCCGAGAATCAACGCAGGGCTGACGTTAAGACAGCCGAAGCTAAAGCCGATAAGGCCCGGAAGAAACTGATTGAAGACGCTGGCCGGGGCATGAGTTTCGCTATGGCATCCGGTGACAAGGCTGACCTGATTACCGCAACGCAGAACCTTATGAAGCTGCAAGATATTCTGCCGGTGACAGTTATTGATAAGATGGTCAAGGACTTACAGGACTTTGCGTCCGGTGAAGGCTTTGCAAAAGTAACTGACTTCCGGAAATATCACGAACTCAAAGAAGGTGCTGTCGATCGGACGTTGGAATATGATGATTTGAATGATGCCAAGTATCTCCTTGAGCCGAATCACTATAAAGAAATTCTTGACCGTATGATAAACGCTTCGGAAAAGGAGCGTACCCGAACCTCAGGTAAAGCTGACCCTGCGGAAAGCACAGTTGGCCGGGCCAGAACTGGACTGAAAGCAACGCTGAACGTCAAGAACAAATTTGACCGATACGTTGATCCTTATGCTGGCGCACAGCGAATCATCACTGGTGGTATTTTCTTTGATGACTTGCTGGAAAGATGGCAACGTGGGGAAATCGATTGGCTGAAAAATCCCAACAAAAACAAATGGCCAGGAAAGGTTGAGCTTGAGCAGATGGTACAGAAGACTCAATTTGAAGCATACAGGGAGCATCCACAACTTGTCGGTAAAGCACCGCATTATGATGACCCCTCAAAGGTTGATAAGAAACGGGCCGTCTCTGCTGGTGATGTGGATTGGGATAGACTTCCGGCAGATAACATTCACTAAAAAGGAAAGGTAAACCAATGGCTGATCAAAGCAACATAGGGAATTTTGCTGAAAGGGCCGAGACTCTGAAGAAGCAAATGACCCCGACTGAAACAGCTTGGGATAATCCGTATTATGAGTTATCCAAAGAGGAAGCCCAACAGCGCCACGCGAAAGGAGAAGTGGATCATGCCACTGCTAAAAATTGGCTGATCATTGACGCAATGAATGAAGGCGGCGTTTGGGGCTTAAACAAAGAAGATGCTCAGTATGCACATAGCCAAAAGCTTATCAGCGATGAGCAAGCCAACGCTTATATTGACTTTAAGAAAATGAAGTACGATATCAATGTATCAATGGGCCAGTATTTAGTTTATGAGCTTGGCCGTGGCCGGGAGAAAGACACCATCCTGACTGAATTTGAGGGTGTGCAAATCCCAATGTACGGGCCAGAAGACCTTGTGGCTGATATTATAACTGGTGGCACCATTTCATTGATGCGTACCGGGGCCAAGAAACTTTTTCAGGAAGGTACGAAACAAGGTGTAAAGACGCTTGGTAAAGCGGCGGCTGTCGATGCTGGCTTTGGATTAGCAGCCGGTGGCGCAATGACCGGAGCAGGGTTCATCACGGACTCTGGAACTGTTCAACTGCTGTCCGGCCTGATCACTCCTCTTGGAGCTTCTGTTGTCCTGGGGATGGGCCGAAATGGTCTGAAGCAATGGCTGAAAAGCATCAAAAAGAACAACCCGAAAATGAAAGAAGAACTGCTGGACGGCCTAAAATCTGCTGACCCGGACGATGATCTGGCACGTCTCATACGCCAGGAGCTTGGCGAAGCAGAACTTGCGCCGGTAGAAGCGGAGTTTAAACTGTATAAACCCAAATCCAAAGAGATTGAAGTCCGTGAGCAGACCGACACGCCACGCAATTTGGAACACCTTGACGTTGCCACTGGCGAAGAAGCTATTAAATCAGTCTCAATCATGCAAGCTATGAAGAAGGGTGAGACCAATGTTGAAGGCGCAGAACCGTCAAAGCTGATAGAAAACATTGAGAAACGTGGGAACGTAAAGGCGGTTGACCTGATCGATGAAGTCCGGAAAACCTTTAAAGAAGATATCGATTTAGCGAGACGTGGGGGCCGTAAAGGAACTGAGAAGCATCCCGAGACCGGCACCGAAATTAGCCACAAGAAACAGCAAGCGGAAGCCAATGTCGAACTGAAGCAAATGGCTCAGTGGACAGGCCAACGTGTCAAAGATATGAAGGAAATTATCGGTTGGGGTGAGAATCTTCAGGGAGCAATGAGAACTGCCAGGAGACAGACCCGAGCTTTTAATCAGGTATTCAGCCAGTACACCGATGAAATTCATAAGCTGATCACCAAGCTGGACGGTGCTGGCGCAACCTTCGCTGACGAGTTGAAAGCCCTTGAACATATCAGACTATTCGGGAAAATGACCCGGGTGGTTTATGGTGTGCGTTCTGAATGGGGCCGTGGTCTCGAATCATATAAGATGCCGTGGATGAAATCCGGCTTTGATTTTGATGCGATGCCAGCGGATAAGATGAAGCTCATTGATCCGTCAGAACGTAAACGAGTACAGCAAATCCTGTCGGCTTTTAAGTCGGCTAAGAATCCCCGTATGAAGGCGCTACGTGCGCGAAATGTTAACCGTGGGAAATTCCTGCTTGGCATGTTGGAAATCGAGCAAGCCTTCCTGCTGTCGCATCCTATAACTCAGGTGGTCAATTTAGCCGGTAACACCGGAACTCTGGCATGGAGAAACATGGCGGCTTATGCAGCCACACAAACCGATGCCTGGGTGAAAGCCGGTAGCTGGCGGCGGCCCTTGTCTCGAGATGAGATGTCAAAGAGAGCCGCACATTATCAGTTGACTTCCTTTGGTGACGCAATCATCGACTCGTTCAGACTCCCGGTTGGCCAAATGAAAAATGCCTTCAAGCAGTCTCGAGCGCAGAAAGCTCACATTGGCAAAAACATAAACGATGTAATTATGGGTGTCGATGAAGTTGGCTCCGTGTTCAAAGCAGCGTGGTCAGGTGATCCGCAGTTGGATCGTATGGCTAAATACGCTGAGGAGTCTAAAGGCGCACTGCCGAATGATATCAATGACATCCTAATCCCGTTCTCAAAGGGCAGCCTGGAAGGGCCGAAGACGATCGGTGAGACTTGGGCTAAGTTTCCCCGGGTCATGAACATGCCCATTGGCAATCTCATACGCTTAAACTTTCATGGCCTGACCGCTGGCGATGAGTTGTTCAAGACGATCAACTTCCGGCAAGCACTGGCTGAGTTGGCGTATCGGGAAGTCATTAAGAATGGTGGCACCGTCCATACCGGAACAGGAACCACTGCCACATTTAAACTGTCTCCTGAGACCCTGGATTCTGCAGTACATTTGCAGATGAAGAACCCCACGGATGAAATGCTTACCGAAGCAATGAAGGTACAGCGCCGAGAGACCTTTACAAATGAGTTGGATCAAGTAACTGGTGGTATTGAGAAAGCTCTAAACGCTCCGGTGGTTGGCCCAATGGCACGAATGGCTGTCCTACCGTTCTTTAAGATTGCTGTCAATTTACCGAAGTATGCTTTGCAGCAGACTCCGTTAGGTGCAATGGCAAAATGGCAACGTGAAGCCATTAAGAAAGGTGGTAAGGCGAAGTATGAAATTTATGCCCGGTGGTCAATGGGTATGACTATCATGGCCGCATCATGGGCTATGTTCACCAAAGGTAAACTCACTGGTCACATCCCGGCAGCCCATCGTGGTGCTGCTGAAATAGCCGGTGTGCAAGAATATTCCTACATCACTGAAGATGGTAAAATGATCGACATAAGTAAGATTGAACCGCTGGCTTATTTGGCTGGCATCAGCGCTGATATGGCGCGAGCTTATGGAGACACCGTGACATACATCCGTGACCCGAAGCTCCGTGAAGAAGCAGAGATGGAGCTGCACAATGTAATGATGGGTTGGCTCAATGCTTTCGTTAAGCCTGTCCTGGCGAAGTCTGTCATGAAGGGCGTTAAAGAAGGTGTGGATATCGTCATGGCTCCCGAACGGTTGAACTGGGATAAAGTTGTAGTTAAACAGGTGGAGAAGTTCATGCCACGGATGCTTAACTTTGCTTCTGAAATGTCAGGTCACCAACCGGAAATGCTGGAAGCCCGTTCAATCATGGAAGCATGGAATCGAAAATGGGGTACGATTGCAGATGCAGACGATCGAGCGCACCCTAAAAGACATTTGGTTTACGGTACGAAAGTTCCCAGAGTTGAACGTGCCTTAGCTCTCATGAATACCCGGGAGATATCTGACGATCCAATCGTACAGGAAATGTGGAGAGTCAAAGCAAGCCCTGAGCGAGTTCCTGATAAGTTTAAAATGGACGGGATTGAAATTGATATCTCAAAAGACTTCGATGCCTATGATCGCATTCAAGATAACATCATGAAGTCTGACCTGAAGCACTCGCTGAGTGAGTGGATAATGAGCGATGCTTACAAGAACCTCACTGACATAAAAGTACAACGCGAGTCAATCATGGAAATCATTTCTGATTATAGAATGATGGCCAGGGATATGGCGTTTATGGATGCACCGGAGTTCTCCGATGAACGCGAGAAGTTCGAGAAAGACATGGAACGCGAAATGGAAATTGCACAGGGTATGAAGTATCGTAAAGACCCTAAATCACTTAACGAGTATTGGTCGAATAAGTTTTTCAATATAAAGGAGAATAAATAATGGCACTTTCATCCGTAGGTTATGTAGGCAATGACAGCACTTATCAGTTCGCTGTGACCTTTGGCTACATCACGCAAGACGATGTTGACGTGACGGTGGACG